CGCATGAAACGCAATCCCAAAAAGCGCAAACCCAAACGCAAGGAACGTAAAGAGCTTCCGGCTCCTGGGGAATGGTCTGTGGTGACGAGGAGAGCGAAGTGACGGTCCCAAACTATGCGGTATGGCACCCAATCGAAACGCGGCCAGCAGATCTGAACGCGACCTACCTTGTCGTAAACGAGAAGGGGCAGGTAGCGCCATGGATACGCGGCGTCATCCACAACAATCCAGGTACGGCATACGACTGGGAGTGGGGCTGCGCGATCACGCATTGGTCGCCCCTCCCTCCACCCCCGGAGCCACCCAAGTGAGATGCGCTGAGTGCTTCAAGGAACTGACGCCAGCCCCATTGGGAGGCCATTACGCCTGCGAATGCAGGGGAGGCTATCTAGCCCCTCGCGCACCAGAATCGCCTCACACTGACAAAGCTAGCGTGAAGAGCAAGCACGGCAAACCGACGTTGCACTATTACGGGAGCCAGAAGTGAGATTCGCAAAGAAGCGCGACGCGAATGAGCTGCAAATCGTGGCCGCTCTCGAGGCTGCAGGCTGGCGCGTGTACCGCGAGCTTCCGGTGGATCTGCTCTGCCACAAGGCCGGTGTCTGGAAGCTCCTCGAAGTGAAGGAACCAGCCAACAAGCGCAATGAGCCTCGTCTTGACAAACGTCAGACCGAACAAGCCGCGTTCATCGCTCTGACCAACACACCCTACGTCGTGACACCAGAACAGGCGCTAGAGGCTTTGGAAGGCCAGTCTTTGCGTGACCGTAGAGCCGCTATCAACAACGACCAATGGCTTCATGCGGGGGCGGAGGAATGAAACTGCGCGGAGATCGTTGCCAGTGCCGAGGCTGCTTCGAGTATTTCAACTCGACCAGCGCCTTCGATTTCCATCGCACCGGAAGCTACCGCGATGGTCGCCGCTGCCTGAGCATCGATGAGATGCTGGCTAAGGGCATGGCCAAGCGCGAATCAGGCTTTTGGGTGTCGAAGCTCAAACCACTCTCGACAATGCCGATTCTGCACGGACGTACTAGCGAATCAGCCGATATCTCGTCCACCCCTGTACCTGACAGTGGCTCAGAACAATCGCCGGTTCTACGCGCACACACGAGTGTCCCATGATCCGCGAATGTCGCCTCTGCAAGCTCCCCAAGCGCTTCACGAGCCTGCATGGGGAGTGTCAGGACTGCCGAACGATAGCGAGAGGGCGCGCGGCTGTGAAAAGGCGGAAGGATTCAACGAAGAAGCCATGAGCGCGGAGCGCCGTCTATCAGACGATGAAGCGATCCTGGCGGAACTCTGGTTCCGGGACTACGAGCGGGTAGGAACCTTCAGCGCCAAGGCAAGGGAACTCAGGGTAGACAGAAACACCTTGAGGGACGCTATCCGGCGGGTTCGTGGCCAGCTCACCAAGAATGTCCGCCAGAAGTTGACCGCAATCGAGATTGACCAGCTAGCAACCGAACTACTCGCCGGCACTCATCACGTGGAACCTCATCAAACTGGGGAGGAACACTTTCCCCACAAGGACACAGAATGATCTAAAACACTTCTGCCGGTGGATTCCGGCAAACGTGGAGCCCGTTTAAGCGGCGACAAAGATGAAGATCACCATCACATCAGACCTGGTCGCCTCAAAGGTCAACGAATCGAGCGCCGCCACGTTCACGGCCAATTTCTTTTCTGATGCATGGGTCGCCACCGCCCCCACCTCCGCCCGCTATCGCATCGACGATCCAGACAGCGACATCCCGATCCTCGACTGGACCACCATCACCCCCGCCACCTCGAGCAGCATCGCCATCACAGGCGCACAGAACGCCATCCTCGATGACTGCAAGCGCATGGAGCGCAGACAGCTCACCGTGCAGGGCGATACCGGGCTCGATACGCAGTACCAGATCACCAAGGATTGGTGGGTGAAAAACCTTACCGGACAGACGTAAGTATTGAATCAATGGCCGCACCCTTAGGTAACCAGAATGCTGCCAAGGCTCGCGTGTGGCGAGCTGCCATTGATCGTGCGTTGGAGCGACGCACGAAATCCAGAGTAGATGGCATCAAGGAAATCGACGCGCTCGCAGACAAGCTACTGGATGCGGTTGCTACGGGAGATTTGCCGGCGCTTCGTGAGTTCGGCGACCGAATGGACGGCAAGCCTGCTCAGCAAGTTACATTGTCAGGCGATCCAGAAGCGCCGCTTGGAGTTGTGATCTCGGCAGCGCCGACAGACGAGAAGGTCTGATGGCTGACGGCGGCTTTCACTTCACGTCCAAGCAACTGCAAGCACAGGATGTGATGGCGTCCGATGCGACGCACATCATGCTCTTTGGAGGAAGCAGGAGCGGTAAGACGTTCCTGGCGGTTCGCAATGTGGTGATGCGCGCTATCAAGGCGCCAGGTTCTCGTCACCTGATCGCGCGCTTTCGCTTCAATCATGTGAAGTCCTCGATCATTCTCGACACTTTCCCCAAGGTGATGCAGTTGTGTTTCCCGCAGGTGGCTTATGACCTGTCGAAAACGGACTGGTACGCCAAGTTACCGAACGGATCAGAGATCTGGTTTGCGGGGCTCGACGACAAAGAGCGTACCGAGAAGGTGCTGGGTCTTGAGTTCGCGACGATTTACCTGAACGAGTGCAGCCAAATCAGTTGGAATTCACGGGAGCTTTTGGTTACCCGCCTTTGCCAACTCGTTGACCAAGTGATTCAGGATCGGCCAAAGGTCCCGATGAAGCCTCGGATGTATTACGACTGCAATCCTCCAGGCAAGGGTCATTGGACGTTCCGGGTATTCAAGCAGAAGGTGAATCCTGAGACGAAAGAGCCGCTCAGGGACCCTGAGAATTACGCGAGTTTCCAGATGAACCCGCGCGACAACGCGGAGAACTTGTCGCCTGAATATCTCAAGACCCTTGCGGGTCTTTCAGGGCGGATGCGTCGCAGGTTCGAGGAAGGCGAGTTTGCGGACGAGAATCCGAACGCACTGTTTAGCGAGTCGGACATCGACAAATGGCGCGTGATTGATGGCGTGGTTCCGCAGTTCGTTCGATGCGTTGTTGGCGTTGACCCTTCTGGGTCAGGAGACGAAGACAACGCTGACAATGACGAGATCGGAATTGGTGTTGCGGCTTTAGGAACGGACGGTAACGCCTATGTGCTGGAGGACTGTTCGTGCAAGGTTGGTCCAGCAACGTGGGGGAAGATCGCTACCGACGCCTTCGAGCGTCACAAGGCAGACGTTGTCGTTGGTGAGACGAACTATGGCGGCGACATGGTTCGCGCGACGATTCAGACCGCCAGGCCACGCACGCCTTTCAAAAAGGTTACGGCCACGCGAGGTAAGGCTGTGCGGGCGGAGCCTTTCAGCGCCCTGTATGAGCAGGGGAAGATTCGGCATGTAGGCGTGTTCTCCAAGCTCGAGGATGAGCTTTCAGGTTTTTCGACCTTTGGCTACACAGGCCAAGGCTCACCCAACCGGGCTGATGCAATGATCTGGGCGCTTGCGGAGCTATTTCCTGCGATTGTCGAGAAGCGGCCTGAGATCGGCGACTTCAACGCAGCCTTCAGGAGACGTGCGTGAGGCGCCGCCCTATCCATTTCATGCGCACTTTTATGCGCTGGCTTCCGCTGTGGTGGCGCAATCAAACCGTGCGTTATCGAGGCTGCGCGCCTAGTCCGCGTGATGGATGGCGAAATGTCTGGACGCTAAAAAACGGCTGGGTGTGGGTATACCGTGGCTAAGAAAATCAAACCTCCAGTCGATGACGAGGACGACACTCCCAAAGCGAAGCAAACAGCCGCGCTCAAGAAAGTCCACGAGGAAGCCTTAAAGCGCTACAAGCGCTGCTGCGACGATCCTGCTGAAAAGACCAACCGGCAGAACTACCGCGAGGACATGCTGTTCACGTTCAAGCCTGGTGAGCAGTGGACGGACGAGGACAAGCGTCTGCGTGGAAAAGACCGGCCGATGTACGAGTTCAACGAAACCCGTGTGAATGCGATGTCGGTCATCAACCACATCCGGGCCAACAGGCCGGCAGCGAAGATCAGGGGAGTTGAGGAAGGCGACAAGACCATGGCCGAGATCCGCCAGGGTCTCTACCTCAACATCACGAACAACTCGGACTTCGACTCCATCAAAGATTATGCCGCAGGCCACCAGGTCGGCGGTGGGTATGGTGCGTGGCGCATCGACACCGAGTATTCCTCGGAGACGGCGTTCGACCAGGACATCGTCATCCGTTCGATCATCAATCCCCTGTGTT